ACCACATCACTTATGATTCTAGCGCCAACAAAACGGTTTTAACTTATCAGGGTGAGAGCGTAAGCTATAAGGCTATGGCTGCGGTAGCGTCTTTTGGCGATCTACCATTGACAGTAGGAACCAAATATTACGTCACCACCTCTGGTGGCTTTTCAAGTTCAGCAGGTGACCCTAGTGTTAATGCAGGACTAGCAATTTCAACAACATCTTTACTTTTGAATGGAGACTCATAATGAGCCAGACTATTACACGAAATGACGGCAACGTAAGCGTTTATGTATTTGACGATAGCGTTAATGTCGATCTTTCAGCAACACCTAATGCCACTGTTAGAAATAACGGCGGTAATGACTTTGATATAGGTGATCTAAATTCTAGCAACGCTACTTTGCACACAGGAGTAACGGTTCCTGACGGATGGCAAGGTGGCAAGCACACCTATGACGGCAGTGCTTGGGGCGATGTTAGCGGTTGGGTAGACCCACGCGCTGGGATGCTTGAAAGCGAAAAATCTCGTTATGCGGCTGACAGCACCTACAGTTCTACGTTTACAGACGCTATTCAGGCAGAAGCTGATCGTATTAAAGCGTTGTAATTATGCGAGAAGTAGAGCGTTTACTTTTAGAAACGGGCTGTAAGTATTCGACTTTAGCTTACGAAGACAAGATCACGAAAGGAATTAAGATTGAGTCTAGGCTTACGTCTACTACTGCTTATGTTATAAAAACGAAATCAATAGACATTATTTGTTTTCGCGGTACAGCTCAACTTGGTGATTGGCTTTTTAATGTATCTGCTATTCCAGTTCCTTATGCTGGTCGTTTGTGTCATGGAGGTTTTGTGGCGGCTCATGCGTCCGTATGGAGGGGGATTAAGAAGCATATAGATTACGATAAAAACACAATGATTTGTGGGCATAGTCTGGGAGGCGCTCTTGCTGAGTTGTCAGCAGCAAAGCTTTACAAGAAACACAAGAATCTCAGTCTAGTAACTTTCGGCAAACCAAATACTTTCTTCAAAGGATTTAAACGTCCTATGAATTTAAAGGGGCAGTTGTCTGTAGTTTCGGGTAGTGATGTGGTTTCTCGAATTCCTAGACTGTGTTACGGGCCTAGCGTTAGTCAGACTATTATTTATTTTGCTAATAACGGAGATGATTTTATAAACCCTCCAGCAGAATTAAAGAAAAGGGATTTTATGGCTAAGGCTACAGACGCTATATCCGATCATTTTATGCCCGGATATGAACAGCGTTTACTCGCCTACATACAAAACGAGGCTAAGAAAAAAAGACAGGCACAAACTTCCACAAAGAGTGTGGCTGCTCTGACGGATACAGAAAAGAAAGAATTGAAAAAAATAACGGGGATAAAAGATGACTAAATGGTTAATCTTAATAGCGTTTATGATAAGCGGTTGTTCTGTTTCGGAAGACATGATTGCTAACAAAGAATTGTATTGCTCTGGTGTATACAAAGGAATTAGAGCAGTAAGTCGTGTAGCTACTGAAGTCACTACAGGGATTGCAATTCCTGATGTATGCGACACGATAGATGAGATAGTAGAGGAGGATACTGCTGACGCGACTACTAAAAGTAGTTAGGAATTTAGAAGCAACTATTAAGTTATGGCTTTTTTTGAGGATGTAAATGATAGAACTAACAATAGCTGCACAAGCAGCTTTCAAAGCATACGAATTGCTAAAAAGTGGGGTAGCCAAAGGCCGTGAGATAGAGGACATGGGTGGCTATGTCCGTCAATTTTTTAAAGCCAAACATGACGTAGAAAAAGCAGTTGAAGCAAACGAAAAGAAAAATGGGGAAAAGGACTTACTTTCAGGATCAGCATTAGAGCAAGCTATAGCGCTTGTTGAAGAACAAGAAAGGATCGCCAAGTTAGAAGAAAAAATAAAATGGATGTACATCAATAAAGGAAAATCATCCACATGGGCTAAAATAAAACGGGAAAGTGAAAGAATTGAAAAGAAAAGGGCGGAAGTTAAAAAGAAAAAGAAGATAGCCAAAACACAAGAAGAGCATTTAATTAGAGACTTATTCCTTGTATTAGGAATTTTAGTCGGGGGAATTGGATTAACAGGAGGGATTATCTTTTTAATCTTTAGTGGGTATTTTGGTTAAGTTACCACTCCCCATTCTGGTAATAATTACAGTTTTGGTACTCCAACTTATACTGGCAATGACAGGATAATAAATGAAGATTGGTTCTTTGTTAAAAACCCTTGCTCCGACTCTGATGAAAACGGTAGCAAGTAGCAATCCCATAGCAGGAATGGCTGTCAAACTAGCTGCGCGAAAGTTGGGCTTACCGGATACATCTACTATAGATGAGATAGAAAAGGTCGTGGAAAACGATCCAGAAAAAGCACAGACGTTACAAGATGCCGACTTAGAAATAAAAAAATTAACGGCAAATATTGAAGGGTTTAAACTGGAGACGGAGGATAGGCAAGATGCGAGAGATAAGTTCGCTCATGATCCTACGCCAAAAGTTATTGCAGTTATGGCGATGGGTGGATTCTTGGCGTATATCTTTATGGTCACGTTGCGTGGGCCAGAGCAAACGGATGATGCGATTGTCAATTTGGTGTTGGGGTATCTGGGCGGCCTTGTCACAGGGGTTACAAGCTTCTACTTCGGCAGTAGTCATAATGGAAACAAATAAAATGGAAAAGCTGATCGGAATTTTAAAGCGTCATGAAGGTGTTAAAACCCACGCATACAGAGACTCTCTTGGGATTCTACACATAGGGTGCGGAAGAAATATCGAAGGTTCTAAAGCGCACAGAGGGCTTGGCCTTAGCGATGACGAGATAGACTATATGTTGAGCAACGATATAGTCCGTACTATTAAAGAGTTGTCTACGGAGTATCCTTGGTTTAATGATCTTGAGGATGGCGCAAGGCGTGACGGAATTATTAATATGCACTTTAATCTGGGCAGAGTGCGTTTTGCGAAATTTAAAAAGGCTATTGCTTTTATGGAAGAGGGAAACCATGACCTAGCCGCCTTAGAATTTTTGGATTCACTTTGGGCAAAGCAAGTAAAAAATCGTAGCATAGAGGTGACAGACATGATAAGGACAAACACTTATGTCTAACCCATACATCTTTACTGCTACGGTATCTAAAATTGTAGATGGGGACACTATGTATGTTACAGACATCTCTCTTGGTTTTGGTAATTGGCATTGCGGTGATACTGGGCGTGGCATTTGTTTACGCCTTAATGGAATTGACACACCAGAATCTCGGACGAGAGATTTGGAAGAAAAAAAGTATGGACTCGCAGCAAAAGAATTTGTTAAAGCGTTCTCGCCCGTAGGTACTAAGGTCACTTTAAGAACCTACGAGAAAGGCAAATACGGACGTTGGTTAGCCGATATTAAAGTAGGTGGTAAGTGGCTATGCAAAGAATTGATCAAACACCATCACGCTGTGGAATATCACGGGCAAAATAAAGCGGATATACGGGAAGCCCTTATCCTCAACAGAAGTAAGGTAAAACTAATATGCCCTTAAAATCTATTGAACTTAAAGCAGGTATAAATCGAGAAAACACACGCTACGCTACTGAAGGTGGGTGGTACGAAGGGGATAAAATTCGGTTTAGACAAGGCACTCCAGAAAAAATAGGTGGTTGGGAACGTATTTCTGCAGCTACATTTTTAGGAGTGTGCCGTTCGTTGTGGAATTGGGTAACGATTGGTGGTCAAAATCTGGTGGGTGTAGGTACTAACCTTAAATTCTATATTGAACGGGGTGGTGCATATTATGATGTTACTCCTATACGTTCTACTACCGCTGCGGGAGATATAACTTTTGCCGCCACTAATGGTTCTTCTACACTTACTATTACAGATACGGCTCATGGGGCAGGTAATGGAGATTTTGTTACTTATTCGGGCGCAGTGACGTTAGGTGGCCTTATTACCGCAGCTATTTTAAATCAAGAATATCAAATAGATGTAGTGTTAGATGAAAACACTTATACGATTACGGCTAAAGATACAGGTGGCACAACAGTTACAGCTAACGTCAGTGATACAGGAAATGGTGGGAGTTCGGTTGTAGGGGTCTATCAAATCACTACAGGTAACTCTATAGCTGTCCCGTTCACGGGGTGGGGTGCAGGTGCTTGGGGTTCAGGAACATGGGGGGTAGGTGGTACTACTACTCAACCACTTCGTTTATGGAGCCAAAACAATTTTGGGGAAGATTTAGTTTTTGCTTATAGGGGTGGGCCTCTTTTTTATTGGGACGCAACTACAGGTACAACCACTCGTGCAGTATATGTATCCTCGTTAGCAGGAGCGTCTGACGTACCTACTGCTGTTAATTATTCTTTCATATCAGATATTAATAGATTTGTATTTGCTTTTGGAGTTAACAAACTGGGGGATTCTCAAATAGACCCGTTGTTGATTAGATGGTCAGATCAGGAAAGTATGGTTAACTGGACACCTTC